TTAAAAAATAAAGAAGGTAAAATAATATATGACTTTCCTGACGAGCCTGACGGTTCAGCGGCTGTAAGGTATGGATTAGAAAAATATATTTTAGACAGTAAATTAAAATTCGGTGTAAAAAGGTAATACATTGACTAACTATATGTTTAAACAGTGGATAACGAACCACTTTTTTTATTACCGAAAAACAATTGAAAATGAAAAAAGTGCTTCGTTTCCGGGAAGCACAAGTACTATAAAAGGTATACAAACGGTATACAAACAACACACTAACTATAATAATTATAATATAGTTGTTGACATTTGTAAATATGTCTTTTATGTACCTTTTATATGCGTTCTATGTATCATTTGTAGAAAAAAGACTAGAAAAGGTAATGCATTGACATAATATATAATTTTTAATATAATTATAATAATTATATGGTGTGTAATGATTCCCGACCATTCCAGACTATATAAAAGTCATAGCAGGTATATAAATTCGAGTCGGGAAATTTGGATTTATATACCTGCTTTCTATATGGAGGATTTTATGGAAAATAATTTAGTAAAAGTAAATAATAATTTACCTGCAAATTTAGATGATTTAAACAAATTTATACTTATAGGTAAAGAAAAGTTAATCAGTGTTAAGGCTGAAATCAGGGCAATGAAAAATTTGAAAGTTGCTGAAGATGTATACAAACAGAAAGAAGTTGAAGCCAGGGAATTGGGCGGAGCATTGTTATTGGCAAAAACGCGTATTGGTGAACTAACAAAGGTAATACCAAAAGGAAATAAACATCAAAAGGACACCGCTGTCCTTTTGAAAAAAGATGAATTACATAAAATGGGTATTTCTGAAAAAGATAAACAAAGATTCGAACAACTAGCAAATAACAAGGATATAGTCGAATATGTAATTAAAAATAGCGAAGACATACCAACACAAACAGAATGCTTGAAGAAAATACAAGAAAAAAAGAATCCACATATAGTTCAAAATTCTGGTGATAATGAATGGTATACACCAATTGAATATATTGAATCTAGTAGAAAAGTAATGGGAAGTATAGATTTAGATCCTGCTACTTCGGTTACAGCAAATGAAATTGTTCAAGCAAAAAATATATATACAATCAATGAAAATGGATTAATAAATGAGTGGTATGGAAATATATTTTTAAATCCGCCTTATTCTGTGGATTTAATTAATAAATTTATTGATAAATTAATTGAAGAATTAAAAAATATAAATCAATGTATATTATTAGTCAATAATGCAACTGATACTATATGGTTCCAAAAAATAGTACATTTTTGTAGTGGTATTTGCTTTCCAAAAGGAAGGATAAAATTTTATAAACCAAATAGTAACAAATGTAGTCCTTTACAAGGGCAATGTTTTTTATATTTTGGTATTAATATTAAACAATTTTATAGCGAATTTTCTAAAATAGGATGTGTATTTTATAATGAGAGGTGAAATTAACAATGTCAAAAGAAAACAACAAATAATAAATTTTAGTGGATTATTATACGGTAAAATTACTCCAACAGATTTAGATGGATTAATAGAATATAAAAATATTGGATATATTTTTATAGAAATTAAGTATTCTAATGCTGAATTGCCTTTTGGACAAAAATTAGCCATAGAAAGATTAGTAAAAGATACTAATATAAATAAAAAATCAATTGGAATTATAGCAGAACATTATATTGAAGATACTTCCAATCAAATAAATGCATCTGATTGTGTAGTAAGAAAAATATTTGATTGGAAATATCAATGGAGAATGCCTAAATATAACAATCTAAAAAAAACCATAGATAGTTTTATAAAATATATTGATTCATTGTTATAATATTCTGTTGATTAATTTAAAAAATATATGAAAGGATGTGATAAAATGTATACATGCAAAAAATGCGGTAAAACTTTTGATTTACCAATAATTAAAGAAGCACCAACAGCATTAAAGAAATCATTAATATTTTTAATCGGTGGCTTCTTTACATGTGGATTATTGTGGCTATTGTCTCCAGTTGCTTTAATTCCACAACCAGATATCAAAAAGTGTCCATATTGTCTGTCTAAAATAACTTAGAAAGGAAGTGGATTAATGGATAATATAATTGAAATTATCAATATAGATTTAAGAAAAAAAGCAGGTAAATATATAGCCCGTAATTATTATTATTATAAGCCGAAAATAGAACAAAAAGAAGTAAATACACATTCAGGTGGCAAGGTGCATACAATAAAATTAGATACAAATTGTTATTTGTATACGAATTATTTTAAGATGTTGGTCAATCAAAAAAGTGATTTTCTTTTAGCCAAGGAACCGGAACTTAAAATTGCTAATAGTGATATAACAGTTGCCACAATTACAGATATGTTGGAAGAAGGATTATTAAATGCTTCTTTAGATACAGCGGCATGGTTGCATTTCTATGTCGAAAATAATAAACTAGATTGGATATTTGTACATGATTCTGAGATTATACCAATATATGATAAATACAATAAAAATATTATAGAAATTATAAGATATTACAGAATAGATGAAGATAATTACAGAATAGAGACATGGACGACTAAAGGCGTAAAAATTGAAACTATAGATAAAGATAAAATTATAAATAGTAATAATGTAGAGCCATGGACACCTCAAAAAGTAAATTATAAAAATATAGAAAAAGATAAAATTATAATTAATGATATTTTATATCATTACGAAGAAATAACATATTATCAAGGGGAAATTGAAAATATAGAGGGTAAAAACTTGCCATTTATTCCTTTTATACCTTTGTTTAATAATAAGGCTAAAAAATCAGACCTTGATGGCATACAGGATTTACTTGATATGTATAATTCTATTAATAGTGGATTTGTAGATAATATTAATTTATTTCAGGAAGCTATAGTTAAATTAAAAGGTTTTACAGGCGATACCGAAGAATTAGAAATAATCAGAAAGAACATGCAAAAATATAAAATGGTTGGTATTCCACAAGGTGGTGGGGATAATGCCGACATGGAATATATGGGTATAGAAATACCAGTTGAAGCAAGGAAAGTAATTTTAGAAATATTAAAAGAAAATATTTTTAAGGTTGGTCAAGGGATGGACCCTGATAGATTAGCCAGTGAATCACATATTACAAACGGCGTAATAAAGGCCCGGTATAGTCAATTAGACATGAAAGCAAATAGAACCCAAAAACAATTAAAGATATTTTATGAAAAATTTGTTGATTGTGTCAACCAATTTAATAATTCTGGATTAGATAAAGAAATTACTTTTAATAGATCCATGATTTTTAACGAATCTGAATCAATAGATAATTGTTTAAAATCTATGAATTTATTAGATCAAGAAACTATACTCGATAACCACCCATGGGTGACTGACTCCAAAAAAGTAATGGAAAAAATAAATAAGGAAAAGGAAGAAAACATAAAAAGACAACAAGAATTAATTGATGTAAATATGCAAACAAATGATTTGCTATAATTTATTATTGCAAAGACGTTTGTACTACAAACGTGTTTAATGTGTTATAATAAATAATAATATATTTATATAAGTTTATTATTAAGTCAAATAGGAAAGGAAGTGTTTTTAGTGAGCGAAAAAATAAAAAATAAAATCGGGGAAGAATTATATAATCAAGTTCTTGCCAAAGGTTTAAAGCCGGAAGATTTCGATCTGGTAAATGACGGGTCATGGATATCCAAACCCAAATTTAATGAAGTGAATAACAAGTTAAAAGCAACTGAGGATAAAATTACAACTTATGAAAGTCAAATAAAAGATTATGATAAATTAGTATCCACTAATAAAGAATTAAAAGGTAATTACGATGATTTAAAAGAACAACATACAAATGATTTAGCCGCGAAGGATAAAGAAATTTTGAATGTTTCAAAAAGGTTTATGGTTGAATCAAAATTAAGGGAATCCGGGGCAAAACATACAAGTTTGTTGATGAAGGATATTGATTTAGAGACAATTATAGTTGAAAATGATAATTTGTTAGGGTTTGATTCAGTTATAGAAGGTTTAAAAACTAATTATGGAGATATGTTCGTCACTAAACAAACTACTAATAATACAAGCCAATCAAATAATAATCTGGGTGGCACTGATAATGAAAATTACGATCCTAATAATATTGATTGGGAAGCTAAATTAAAAGATATAAAATAATGAGAGGAAGTGTTTTTAAAAATGGCAAATAGTTTTGCTGAATATCCAGCTGTATATAAAAAGAAAATGGATGAAGTTTTTAAGGCAAGTGCAGTAACTGCTATTTTAGAAGCTAGTCCCGACGCTATAAGTTTTAAAGGGACTGAGGAACAGGAATTTAAAATTCAAAAGTTGGCTTTACAAGGGCTTGGAACTTATTCTAGAGCTAACGGTTACACAGATGGAAGTATTACTGAAACTTGGGAAACTCATACATTCGGGCAAGATAGATCGAGAAAATTTGGACTTGATGCAATGGACTCATTGGAAGCATTTGTTAAAATTGCAAGGGTTGGAGCACAGTTTACAAGGGAACATGTGGCGCCAGAAATTGATGCTTATAGATTTCATAAGATTTGTTCTTTATGTTCTGTTGATGCAACCGCAGACTTGACAGTTGACGATGTAATCGCCGCAATAGATACAGGTATCCAAACATTAGACGATGCAGAAGTGCCACAAGAAGGTAGGGTTATGTTTGTATCAAACGAAGTTTATAGACTTATGAAACAATCCGGTGAATTTTATCAGACCAGGGTAACACATGATAATATGGTTACTAAAATTAATAGAAAAATTTCTATGTTAGATGATATACCAGTAATAAGAGTTCCAAAAGCAAGATTTTATAGTGCATTTACATTCTATGATGGTGTAACCGGTGGACAGGAAGCCGGCGGTTTTGTTGTAGCAGGTGGCGCAACACAATTAAACTTTATTATAGCACCTATTAATATACTTCTTGGCATCATAAAATACATTGATCCTAAAATCGTAGACAAAAGATTTAATACTGATGCTGACAAATGGATATATGCATTAAGAGTATATCATGAACTGTTTATACTTGAGAATAAATTATCAGGTGTTTATATTCATAAAAAAGCAAGTTAATAGGGGGTTGGTTTAAATGGATATGCAAAATAGATTAATTGGCTATTATGCCAATGTATCAGACATGGCGATTGTAAACTTAAAACAAGAAAAAAAGTTTCAATTCAGAAAACATTTAACCAACCATTCTTTATTAAAAGTTGTAGAAAGCAGTTATGAAAAAATAACAAATTCTGAGGAAGCTAAGAAATTAATTAAAGATTATATGTTGTCTATGAATGGTATGTATAAACCAGCAAGGGACGAATATAATAAAACCCTTGCATTAATAAAAGCAACCAAGGACCCAATGTTAAAGCAAAAAATAATTGATGAATATTGCGAATGTGGTATTCATGGTTTTACTGCAAGGAACGGTGCACGCTGGAATATAGAAACCTATAGTAATATGTGTACCACTCATTTTAATAATGAATTAGTTAGACTATCAGTGTTAGAAACTAGAAAAGAAGGGGATAAGTTCGAAGTGTCAAGTCATGCGAAGGCTTGTCCTCTATGCGTTCCATTTGAGGGTAAAATTTTAACATATGAAGAATTACAAGAAGCCAAGGCAGCTGGATTATTTCATGTTCGCTGCAAACACTTGGTAACTAAAGTATAGAAAGGAAATTTAAATGTTAACCAGGAAACTTTTAGAAGACAAATTAAATAAAAAAGATAAAATTTGTATTGTTACAGCTTGTTTACTTCCAACTAAAGCTGTTGAAATACTAACTAATTATCAAGAATTAGAAGGAAAAAAAGAATATCTTTTAAATGCTTATGACGAAAATTTGTGTTTAAAGAATATGAAAGAAATAAGACTTTTAGATTGTATAGTTATTTCAAAAGGTGATTTAATTGAGAACTAAAAAAGAATTAGAAAAATTAATGCTACCTAATATCGCAACGGAAACACCATTAAGAAAATGGGTCCGAAGGTATAAAGGTGCATTGACAGAAGAACACCGTCAAAAATGTTTATATTTTATAAAATTATATGGTGGAAGTATAAGAGGTGAGATATAATGAATAGTTCATATGTAAATATTAAAGCAAGTATGGGTGGATATGGTGGGTCGGTTAAATCTGCAGGAACATATGAAGGTAACTTTTGTGCTATAAAAGCCATGGAAGATAGTGTTGTTACCGCAACAGGTAATATTGAAGACTTAACCACTTTAACAATATTAGGTGGTGATGTGGTATTAGGTGAATTCACCGAAGTTGTAGTTACAAGTGGAAAAGTAATATTGTATAACAATATAGAGGGTGAATAACTATGTTAGATATTTCTTTGAGAAACAAAATAAAAAGCAATAAGATACCATATAAAAGTTTATCCTTAAATCCTACTAAAGACGATTTTATAAATATATATTCACCTGACGAAACGTATAATTTAAGTAATATTCAAGTATATAATGGTGGACCATTAGACTCATTGTATGGACTACTATACTTTGATTTGTCAAGTATAATTAATAAAACAATAATTAACGCTGTATTAAGTATGTATGCTGATGACTTATCTAATGAAACTATAATAGGAATCAAAAGAATAACATCATCTTGGACTGAAGGAGTTGTAACATGGAATACTAAACCAACAATATCTGAAACTGTGTATTATGAAGAATCAGTTCCTATAGGCTCAGGTGAATGGAAAACATTTGGCATACAATCATTAATACAGGCAATTGCAGATGGAGCTTCATATGAAGGTATTTGGTTGTATGTAGGTAATAATTATACAGATTATAGATGGTGTCAGTTTAGCTCAAAAGAAGGCGATAATAAACCAGTTTTAGAAATTAAATATTATTGACAGCTTAGATATTGTCGAAAATAATTATAAAATAATTAAAAGGAAGTGTTTTAATATGGCTTATACTTTAAAAGGTAAGTTAGATTCAATCGCGGCGGGTTTATCTAGTATTGACAGTGTAGCAAGTGTTATAGCAGATGCAGACCTTGATAGCCTAGCAACTGCAATGGACGCGGCGGCAACTGTTATTGATTCAGTAGCCAGTGACATGTCAGGAGTACCGGCCCAAGTGGATAGTGTAGGAACAGCCGTCGAAGATAACGACAATCTTATAGATTCACTTGGAAGTCAAGCAGATTCATTAGGTACATTAGTAGCCGCAAACGACAGTCTAATAGATAGTATTGGGAGTCAAGCGGATTCATTGGGTACATTAGTAGCCGCAAACGACGCGTTAATAGATTCAGTTGGTACATTAGTAGCGGCTAATGACACATTAATTGATAGTGTTGGAACAAAAACAGGGTCCGTTGGAACTCAAACAAATAGTAATGCAAGTGCTATCGATTCCGTAGGAAGTCAAGGCGATTCAATAGGTACTTTAGTAGCGGCTAACGATGGGTTAATAGATTCCGTAGGAAGTCAAATAGATTCTATTGGTACAATAGTTACCGATAATGATAGTTTAATAGATTCAGTTGGTACGCTTGTAGCGGCTAACGACGCGTTAATAGATTCAGTTGGCGTAATTGGTTCCGATATTTTAATAGCCGTAGAAGATAATGATAGTTTAATAGATTCAGTTGGTTCATTAGCTAATAGTTATTTAAGTGCTATAGAATCAAGAATTATAGTAGTAGATTCCGTTGTTGATTCAATAGCAGCAGGATAATATAAATTAAGGGGGTATAGGTTAATGAAAATTGCACACGTCGCACCATTTGCACCTAACAGGTGTGGACTTTATGAGGCGGCTCGAGATATGGCGAGGGCGGACGTTTTTGGCGGTCATGGGGTTTATTTTATAGACGCAGGGATTACACAAAACGGGAAGCGTGGAAAAACACAAATCGGAGCTGTAGACGATAGGGCGGGTTTTAAATTGGTTACGACTGGATTTCAAGTACTAGACGATGCAGATATAATTATAATGCACACAGGTATAAACGATTCATATTTAGTCAGAAACCAAACCCCGTTAATTTGGGTTGTACATGGTCGCCCACATGCTTGTTTTAAACCGGAACGTATGAAAAAAGGTCAACCTTATTCTTTATATAAAACGGTTTCAAACTGGAAAAGAACCAAAGGAATGTTATATTTTTGGCGTGAATTTCAACCAGATTGGGAAGATATTTTTAACGGAAAAGATATAATTTTACCTTATCCAGTTATAGACGAAACAAGATTTAAAAACCATGGGATTAAAAGAAAATTACTTAATCCAGGTAAAATAAATGTTTTAGTCTGTGATTCAGAACGCGAAGACATAGACCTATATAATTTAACAGTTGGATTAATAGAAGTTGTTAAAAAATATCCGGATATTAAAATACATTATTATGGTTTAGAAATGCCGGGAGGTAAACTGCCGAATTGTTGGAATATACTTTTAGGAAAACTTAAAAAACATGGGGGACTTGGGGATGTAGCTGGAAGGGTTGCAGATATGGAACAGTTATACAATGCGGTGGATTTGGTTGTCTCACCTAATAGAATTGTTACAAGGATCATAGGCGAAGCCTTAACATGTGGTTGTCCGGTATTAAGTCAAAACAACCCTTTAAATTTAGTTAGTGATTATACATGTGATATGTCAGACCCAAAGGATATAATAGAAGCCTTTGATATATTTATAAAGGATAAAACCAACAACACGATTAATCGTGATAACATAAATAAAAGGGCAAATGTTTTCAACTTAAAGGTATATAGTGATTATATGAATGAAGTATATAAAAAAATAATAAATGGGTGATTAAATGATTAAATTAGTTAATAGATCTGGAAAATTTATGAGGCAATTAAAATCTAATGAATTATCAATGTTAAATCAAATGGGCTATTTTCTAATGTCTAAAATGGATTATCATGTAGCGGTTGATACAGGGTACTTATTGTCAAGAAATACATATGTAATTAACCGAAATGAATTATTTTTAATGAATGATTGCGAGTATGCCATACATCAAGAATATGGTACCTATAAAATGAAAGCTCATCCATTTATGAGACCGGCAGCTTTAAATTATACAAATGAGTTAAAAAGAATTGCCGCTAATTACCTTGGAAAAGGAATGTAAAATATGGAAATTGATAGATTAGAATATTATGTCGGGGAACGATTAAAAACTTTAACCGATATACAAGTTTACAATAAAAAAGTACCAGATAATAAAACATTTCCTTATTTAGTATATAAATTCTATGCTTGTAATTATGCGGTTAGGCATAGAAAGGATTGGATTTTAGAAATTGATTACTGGCAAGATTCAAACGACGATACCGATATATTGGAAGCCGCAATTACAGTAAAAAATGGTAGAACAGTTGACGAAATTGATTATGTGGGGCTAAATAATAGCACACAAAATGAAACAGAAGGATTTTATCAATGTACCGCTGAATTTGAAGGAAGTATTCCGGATACAGAACCAAATATATCAAGGTATAATCAAAGATTTATATTAAAAGTAGATTAAAATATTAAGAAAGGAAGTGATTCTTTATGCCAATTACAGCAGTAGACCCAATAATTCCAGTTGCTAATGATGTTATAATGGGAAAATTTAAAGCATATGCAAATTACGGATTACCTACGCAAACATTATTAGGTGCAACTAGGGAAGGGTGTAAAGTTGACATCGAAAGAACTATAAAAGAATTAGCCTTTGATGGTGCTTATGGTCCTACTTTAGATTCTGACGGTGTACCTTTAGTAAGATATGAAAAGTTAATCGGTAGAATTACATTAAATAATTTATATTTGAAGTATTTCAATAAAAAAACTATTTCAGATTGTGAAAGTACCGGCACATGGGAATCTAATAACTGGGGGCTTGATGGTGGTACGTATGCGGCGGAAACTACAATTGTAAATAGTGGTAGTCAGTCCGCTAAATGTTCAATAGCTACAACGCAAACTGGACATGGTATACATGAAGTTTTTTCAGCGGTTAAAGACCTTACGGTCTTTGATAATGGTGAAACATCAGATAATTCAGATTATATCGGCGTAGCTGTATATATTACAACTGCAATGTTAGCAATTTTGGGAACTGATAGTATACAATTAAGATTACATTATGATGCTGAAGATACAGAAACTAATTATCATTGGTATGATATAGAAGCAAGTGCATTAACAGCTGATCAATGGACTAACTTAAAAATATTAAAAAGTGCATTTACATTAGAAGGGTCTGGAGATTGGGATGATATTTATGGTATATCTTTTGAAGTGCCAGATGAAACCGATAATGCTTTAGAATTTTACGTAGATAGTATTGATCTTATACAAGATCAATCAGATTCTGCAATTGTGCCTGTTAATGGTAGTGGTTTTGGCTATACAGACGAAACCGATTACAAGGAATATACCCCAGACCTTGAAATTTCCGATACTGATTATTTAGAAAATGTTACTTTAGTCGGTCAAAGATTAGACGGTAACAAGGTTAAAATAGTCGCTAAGAATGTACTAAATGACGGTAATATTAGTTTAGCACTTGAAAGCAAGGACGAAGCGGTGCACGAAACACAGTTTACAGGTCATTATAAATATGGTGCGGGTCTTACTTGTCCAATAGAATTATATGAATATGTAGCATAAGGAAGGAGTGGTATAAATGCCTACAAATACATTTAGTCCTGCTGTAATACACAAAGCCAAAGATTTATTTTTAGGAGAAGGGGCACTTTATAAAGACTATGTTGACGAAGATACAAAAGGAACTTTAATCGGGGCAACAAGGGGCGGTACTAAGTTAGAAATTGAATGGTCCAAAAAAGAAGTTGATTACGACGGTTCTATGGGTCCAACTAAAGGAATGCGAAGAACCGAACGCTTTGTTGCTAAGCTAGTCGTAAATTTTCTAAAATTAACTTATATTAACCTTGCTTATGGTTTAAATGTGACAGTTTCCGATGGTTCCGATGCCGACGGTACTTATAAAAAGATTGCATTTAATACAAGCTTTGCAAGCACAGATCTTCTTTCTAATATTACTTTTAGAGGGTTCAAAGCTAACGGGGAATTTTGTGTAATAATTTTAGAAAATGCTTTGAATATAGACAACATAAGTTTAGAATTCAAAGAAAAAGATGAGGTAATATCAGAAATGACTTATACCGGTTTTTATACTTATGCGGCACCAACGACGCCGCCTTTAGCAATAAGGGAAGAAATACCGGCATAAAATTCTATGGGTGTATTTGATACACTAGAATCAAATTTAAGACATGTTGTGTTGAAGGGGTAATAAATTACCCAATGAGAATAAATGTGAGAAAAATTAAACGTGAGAGGTGTGTTTAGATGAAAGAAAGAAAATTAAAGAAAAAAGAGGCAATGATTGTTTCTAGAATTTTGGAAGACGTAAATTTTAAATATTATGTTGAATATTTATTATCAAATAAAATTGATAAAATATTGAAAACAGGTGAAAATAAGCATGAGAAGATACTCATGATTATGGGTGATGTCATGGCGTTTGTACTTCAAAATATGAATAAAGCCGAAGAAAATATTGACGAATTAATAATGTCTTATAGAAATATTAATCAAGCCCAGGTTGACGACATGGATATTGACGAATTTACAAGTACTTTAAAAACTATATTTATGGCGGGAATTCCTAATATATTAGCTGATTATGTAGACTTAACCGAGGTTAAAAAAAAGTTAAAAGAGCTAAAAAAGAATATGGAGAAAGAGAACTATTAATCGGATACGCAAAACAATATGAATTTATTATGAATTTTTTTACTGATGAAAACATAGTAGAACCTTTGATTAGATATTATAAAGACTTTAATTATGTAAAATACATTATGAACCTGTCATTTAGAGACGGGTTCAAATTATATCTAAAATGTATAGACCTTATGAAAGAAGACCAAGAAAAAGAAGTTAAGAATCATATTCGTCAAGTATGGTTAATCGAAATCCAACACGGATACAAAGGGGATTTTGAAAGTTATTATAAATCTAAAGTCAAAGTATCAGAAAACAGAACATTAGGCAAACAATTCAGGGATTCAGAAGAAGAAAGAATTTTAAATGAATTAGAAGGTAAGAAAAATATTAAATTAAAAGAAAGGGTGTATAAAATATGATCATAACACGAAGTGAAGTAAAGTCATTATTAAAAATAACCAATACAGACCAAGATTCTTTTATAGATTTGAATTTACCTACAATAGAACAGGTCATCTGTGATTATTGCAATACAGACTTTATCAATAAACAGTTTGATTATTTTTCTTCAGGTTCAATTAGTTTTATAGCTTCAGATAATAGTATTAATATGTCTGGAATAGAAAATAAAAAACTAATTGCGAATGATTCTATAAGGGTTTATAAAAGTTTGAGAAATAATCAAACCTTTACAATTGATTCCGTTAGCACTGGCAAAATAATAGTTAATGATATAGACACTATTATAGACGAAGACGAAAACAAAGGAGTCTATATCACACAATTAGCATATCCTAAACCATTAAAATTAACGGCTGCTAAAATGATGAATTTTTTAATAGTCGATTTAGATGAAGATAAAACACCAGGAGCAAAAAGCGAAAAAATAGACGATTATAGTATTACTTATGAAGACGATTTCCAAGGTTTTCCGTTATCAATAATGAAAGCCTTAAATACATATAGACAACTATACAAGATTGATTTATTTAATTGTTCACGTAGGGAGGTTTATGATCCATGGGTATGAAAAAATTTTATATTACATGTTATAAACTGCACCCTACAGAAACATTAAATGATAGAAACATACCAATCAAGACATATACAGAAACCGAAATTAAAGGATATATGGGAAGTGGATCCGATACAATAATAAAAGTAGCAGATAAGGAAACAATAGAAACAAGATTTAAATTTTATTGTAATGACTTTGATTTAGCTTTAGGGGACCTTATTAAGTATGAAGGTGAAACCTATGAAGTTGTAGGACAACCAAGAAATACAGCCCATAGAAACCACCATATAAAGACATTATTAAGAAAGGTTGATAATGTAAAGCAAAATAAAGAGGGGGTGTAAAGTATGCAAATAGCAGATTTATTTTACAGTGTCAGAGGGGAAGGCTTTGACCAATTAGAAAAGCAAATAAATAAAAATATTAAGAAATTAGCCGGCTTTGGTGCCGCATTTTCGGCTGGCATAACAACTCCAATATTAGCAATGGGTACTGGTATTATTGATACAACTATGACTTTCGACAAAGAAATGTCAAAAACTAAAGCTATAACCGGCGAAACTGGAAAAGGGTTTGATGATTTACGCGATCTTGCCTTAGAAATGGGATCAAGTACTTCAAAGAGTGCTACCGAAGCGGCGGAAGCTATAAGTTATATGGGTTTAGCAGGCTGGGATTTGACACAAATACAAGAAGGGTTGGAACCGATTTTACGTGCCAGTGAGGCTGGTATGATGGACTTAGGGATAACTTCTGACTTAGTAACAGATTCTATGTCGGCTTTAGGTATTGGAACCGAAGATTTAGGGCGATACTTAGATATTGCCGCCAAAGCACAAAACACAAGTAACCAAAGTATGGAACAATTTTTAAATGCCATGGTAACAGCCGGAGGAACTTTTAAAATGTTTAATATACCTTTGGAAGAATCCGGGGCATTATTAGGTATTTTGGCCAATCGTGGATTTAAAGGAAGCGAAGCGGGTAACGCTTTAACTTCTATATTTGCAAACTTAACTAGTGGATCAGGGCAAGCCGGTAAAGCGATGAAAGATTTAAATATTGATATATATGATAGTCAAGGTAAATTTAGAGGAGCAACAACTATATTAAAAGAACTAAATAAAAAATTTGATGGCATGACCGAGGCACAGCGAAACACATATATACAAATGATAGGTGGGAAGACAAGGACTAAAGAACTAAACGCAATGTTAAACGGCACTAAGGAAGAATTAGACGAAGTAACAGATGGATTATATAACAGTGATGGCGCATTATCTGACATGGCGAAAACTATGCAAGACAATTTTGCTGGACAAATTACAAGTATCAAAAGTAAATTAGAAGGAATAGCAATTTCAATCGGAGATAGATTAACTCCTTATTTAAAAATTGCGGCCGAATGGGTTCAAAAATTAGCAGATTGGTTTTATCAGTTGTCAAATCCAATCAAAGATGCAATTATAGTTATTGGATTAATTGCGGCGGGTATAGGCCCGTTACTATTAGCTTTTGCCGCTGTATCTACCGTAATTATTGGATTCGTGACAGCAATTGGCACGATTAGTGTACCTGTAATTAGCATTATAGCACTTATTGGATTAGCTGTAACAGCTTTTACAATATTTACAGGGGGTATAATAGCCGCATATGCTAAGATGGGAATATTGCAATGGGCATTTGAAAATATAAAAGCCATAGTTATGGCAATTGTATCTATATTCCAAGGCGATTTAAATCAAGCATTTAATTTATTAACTGAAAAGTTTGGAATGAATAGAGAACAGGCTAATTTATTTATTGAAAGAATAATAGGTGCAAGAGATGCAATATTAAGAATTATTGAGGTTGTAAAAAATGTAACTAAATTATTAGGGGCAATATTTACAGCGGATAAACAAGAAATGATAGACCTTTTAAGAAAGAAATTTGGATTTACAAAAGACGAAGCTAAGAAATTTGCCGATAAAGTCGAAGAATTAAGAGATAAAATTATAAGAGTCGGAGAGAAAATGAAAGAAATTGCGACCAAGGCTATTGCTAAATTTGCAGATATGATAAAAAAAGCCGCACAATTTGTAGTTGATCATAAAAAAGAAATCGCCCTATTTATTGAAAAAATAATCGAAATGGCTTTGTTTGTTGGGAAACTTGCTAAAACTGTATATGATAAATTTAAAGACATTAAGAACAACATAAAAACCGCTATGGAAATAGGAAAAACAGCTATTGATAAAGTGGCAGATGCTTTTGATTCTGTGAAGGGTGCAATTGGAAAAGTTCTTGATATATTAGCAAAACTAAAATTTCCAAGTCCACCAAAATGGCTAACTGATAAAATTCCGGGATTTGCTGATGGTGTTCGGAATTTTGCTGGTGGTTGGGCAATGGTAGGTGAACAAGGGCCTGAATTAATGCATGTGCCTAAAGGAAGCGATATTTATAGTGCTACACGAACTAGAAGCATATTAAATAATATGACACCAAGCAAAATGGTAACAAGTAATAACAGACAGGAAAATGTTAATTTATATGGTGATATAGTAATTGATGCAAAATCTGTCGAAGAATTTAATGACATAATTTCTGTATTAAAAAATGTAAAGCATTATAAAAATATGCAATAAGGAAAGGAAGTGATTTAATGGGTTGGTATTATAGTAATGCTGGTGGTGGTACCGGGTACGCATGGTCGGGAAATAATACTTATAATCAACATTGTGCTTTGATTTCAGGATTAAGCGCAGATACGGCCATAATTAAAATATACGTAAAGGCCGCAGGATATAACACCGGCACAGTATCTACAAGACTGGCATGTTGGAATGTTGGTGGAAGTGCCATAGCACAGTCAAGTACTTTTAGTATGGCTGACGGCAACGAATCTACACAGTATAATTACGAAAAATCGGTTAGTACTCCCTATATAATAAGCGGTACTAGTATTTGGGTTGGATTATATCGTAGCCCGTCTGAATCTCATATTATGAAAACTGATAGCGGAAGCGGAAACGGATATAGAAAAACTAATACAGCATCATTCCCTAGTATTACATCAATGTCTGGATACAACACAGATACAAATGACGAACCATATGTTGGTGTTTTTATGATTGAGGCACCGTCTGCACCTAACAGCTTACAAGTATCAAGGAATTCCGATACAAGCCAGACACTTCAATGGAACCGTACGGCTTCTGACGATGACCCATATTATAATCAATATCTGGAACGTTGGGACACTAATTCGCAATCATGGTCCGTAATCCATACAATAACTACAGATTACACAACAACAGGAACTAATAGTTATACAGATACTACAACCGTAACAAATAGACAATATCGTTATCGTGTTCGTGCCTGGAATAATGCAGGATATAGTAGTTATTCAAGCACAGTTTATATTCATACAACTCCGGCGAAACCTACAAATGTAGTAGCTACAAGAGTAGGGGATAATGTAGAAATTACATGGGAAGATAATTCATATTATGAAGATATTTTTCGAATACAACGAAACTATAGTTTAGATGAAGGTGAAACATGGGAAGGTTGGGCAAATTTAGATACTGTAATCGGTGGTAATGAAGAATACACAGATACAGATCCATATACATATTCTAAATATCAGGTACAAGCCGAAGAGGGGACATATCAAAGTCCGACATTAGAATCGGGCTATACAGAATCTAACGAAGTCGTGACTTTATCAACACCAGATGCACCAACTGGTTTAAGCCCTAATGGTGGAGCAGTATTTGATGCAGATGAAGCAAAAACTTTTACATGGAATCATAATCCAACAGACCAAACGGACCAAACAAAATTTTCCTTGACTTACAAATTATCAGGTGGAAGTTATCCAGGTACGGATCCTTACGATGAAGAAGTAAGTACTAACGAATATATAGAAATAGCAGCAGAAACATTTACAAATGGTAATGATTATCTATGGAAATGTAAAACTTGGGGAGAATATGCGACGGGATCGGCTTATTCAGATGAAGCAACATTTAAATGTGTAAGTCGTCCTGTTGGTACAATTTTCGACCCTTCGGTCAGTGATTACGTCTATAGTGAATTGACAGTTCAATGGACATATACACAGGCAGAAGCCGAAGATCAAAAAACATATTTATGTAAATTATATGACAGTGAAGATGCATTACTAGAAAGTGTACAAGCTAGTCAAGTAGTAACTAATGGTAATACGGGAAGTTGTACTTTTAATACTGCTTTAGAAAATGAAACAACTTATACAGTCACTTTACAAGTGCAAGAAGATAATGGTTTATGGAGTGCTGAAACTGAACAAGAATTCACAACGGAATTTTTAGAACCTATGCAACCAAGTATAAGCTTAAATTTAAATGAAGAATCCGGAAGTATAGACGTGGCAATTACTAACCCGGAGGTTGTAACAGAATATGCCGAAGAATCAACACAAGATACCTATATAGATAGCGATAATTCAGGAACCAATTATAATGACAATGGGCAATTACAACTTGAAGATGATACAGCTGGAGGGACCACATTAAAAAGAATACTTTTAGATTTTGATTTAAGTTTCTTTGTTGGTAAGACTATTGTAAGTGCTCAATTGAATTTGTATAGAAAAACGGCTTTAGTTGCCGGTATTGATTCAGCGGTTAATTATATAAAAAGTAGTTGGAACGAAACAACAGTTACACATGGAACCGTGCCAACAATTGATACAACAGATTATGACGATCATACACACAGTGCTGGGGATACTGAGTCATGGGATTTAACAACATTACTTGAAGATATAGCAGATGAAACAATTACAGATTATGAAGGCATGGCAATAGTTGCTACCACAACAGACGGAAGTGTTGACGAATTTTACGATAGTACTATTACAGATAGTGAACCTGAATTGTTAGTTGAAATTTCGCCATTAAATGCAGAAACCGACCACAATGTATTATATAGAAGCGTAAACGGTGGGGATTGGGAAGTTGTCGAGACTGATATACCAGAAAATACTACAGTTACGGACTATATACCAAACATAGGCGGTAATAATAATTATTATGTACAGGCTGTAAGTGATACTCCAAGCACAAATAACAGTGTTGAAGTAGATATTGATGTGTTAATGACTGGAATGTTTTTCATTAATGGTGGCAATGGATTTGAAAATTATGTTAGGTTGGTTGGGGATATCTCCATTAGTGAATCAATTAACAGAAACGAAACAATAAAACAATTTGCTGGTCGTACTTATCCAGTAAAATACCAAGGTAATAGTAAAATACAACAATTGGCATTTTCCGCGGATTGTCCTGTCACTAAATATGATGATTTAGTAGAAATATTAGAAAGTATAGGAGATGTATTTTACAGAGATTGGCGTGGTCGTTGGTTTTATGCTTTATTATACGGGTCAAAATTTGATAAAAAAGATAATTTAGCGTATCAATTTAGTACCAATATTAATAGGTTAAATGGTGGTGTTGAATAATGAGCACAATATTTGATAATGGTGGACAAGAATATTTTACATATGAACTACTAACTTTATCAGGTGGTATATATAAACATAGCCAATGGATAAGTAATTATATTGAAAGTGCTAATATTGATATAGATTTTGATAGGTCTATTATTTCAAGTGCTAAATTTCACTTAAAAGATATATCAGATATTAATTATCTATCAGACTTAATAAAGCCATGGTATAATTTCGTGGCTAATGGAACAACTTATCCAATTCCTTTAGGGCATTATATGCTATTATCTCCACAAAAACAAAGTGACGGTAATTTAGTATCAAGAAATATAGACGGATATGATCTATTAAAAGCATTAGATCAAGATAAAACAATTGTAAGCAAAAGTTTTGCCAGTGGTGTAAATGTAGTCGAAACAATCAAAGGTTTACTTGATGATGTTGGAACTTGGGTAAATTATAACATAGAACCAAGTGACGAAACATTAAGCGAAGATGTAAGTTATGAACTTGGAAAAAGTACTTTATATATTATAAATTCTTTGCTTAATATGATAAATTATTATCCATTATGGGTAAATGGTAATGGCATTTATAAAGGGGTGCCATGGACTGCTACTCCTAATATTGCACATGAATTTATCGATAATAATTTATCGCTATATGAGGAAGATGTAAATCTAGATGTTGATTATAGCGAAATTTATAATAGAGTCGTAATAATTAATAATCAATTAGAAGAAAATACTGAGCCATTATATAAAGTTTGGACCATGGAGGATGAAGGATTAGCCACTCATCCATTTAGTTATACTAATATAGGACGATATGTGACGAAAATATTTGAATCAGAAGCAACAAGCCAAAGTTATGTTGATTTACGAGCACGTAGAGAGCTAAGAAAAATGCTAGAAATAGAAGAGTCCGTTAATTACAAACATGCGTTTGTTACTTCCAGATTAGACGACGGTATACCTTGGCAAGGCGATGCATATTAATTTAAAAATGAATTATTAGGACTTGATTATACATATAAAATAGTCAAACAATCTTATAATTTAGAACCTGGTGTAACTGTAAAATCTGATATAAAGAGGGTGAAATTGACATGATGAAAGATTTGTTAGCAAACATTGTAAATAAAAAAGATGGTGAAAATCAATCATTATATACGGGTATAGTTTCGAGCGTTAATCCCTTAGAAGTAAAATTTTATCCTGGTGATGATGCTATTAGTGTAATAGCTACAAATGGATTACCGGGCTTAATTGTTGGCTCGAATGTATTAATGGTTAAATATTTAAACAAATTTATTGTTACGAATGTAATTGGAAATGATTCATTGCACAAATGTATTCTTGATAATACATCAACACAATCAATTCCAACAGCAACTGAAACGTCCGTCGAATTTGGATCTGGAACTGAGGAATACGATCCATTAAATATGCATGATACAACCACAAATAATGATAGAATTACAATCCTAAAAGATGGGATATACAGTTGTACAGCTGGCTGTTCATTTGCCGCAAACTCAACAGGATTAAGGATTACATATATAAAAGTAAATTCGGAAGATAATACACAAGCATGTTTAAGATATCCAGTTGATAGTGGTGGACATTGGCGGGGAACCTTATCAAGAACATTAGTTTTATCAAAAGATGATTATGTAATGTTCAGGGTATATCAAAGTTCTGGCGGAAATTTAAATATTGGTGGAACCAATGTATACAAAAGTTTCTTTAGTGTCGTAAAAATTTAATAATCTAGCAAAAAAAATGAACCATTTGCTAGGTTCATTTTCTTGCTAGATTTAATTCTTTGCTAAGTTTAATTTCCTTGCTAGGTTCATTTTTTTGCTAAGTTTTATTTCCTTGCTAGGTTCATTTTCTTTGCTAGGTGCAATAAATTGCATCTAGCAAGGATTTTATATTTGCTAAATCTAGCAAATGAACCTAGCAAAAAATTATCTAATCTGATAAAATTCTTCGCCATTTTGATATAAAAGTCCATTTATATCACATAAACGTTGGATAGGCCTTAAACTTAAATATGGCACTAAGTCCTTAGTTTTATATGTCTCGAAAATATTTTCTCCTGTTTTGATATATTCCTCAATCACGGCATATCCAAAATCATAATTTCTTTCTATAATTACATATTTATGTTTTTTTAGGCATTCGAATTCACTTTCTAAGGATTCAATATCAGATTCAGCAATTAATAATTCTGGATTTTGTTTGTAGGAATCACTTAATGATTCCCTATAACTAACATGCCAGTAAATTTTCTCCCTCAACATTTTACAGCCTCCTTAAATTCAGTCTTTTTAATTATAATTTCGTCCTCAGACTCAATAATAGTCAGATAATCACCGCGTTTAATTCCTTTGTTTTTTGCAAAAGTAATCGGAATATTAAAAATTAAACTATTACTGCCTTTTTTAGAATATACTTTTCTTAAAATCCCTTTCATTAAATATCACCTCCTGCATAAATTATATATTAATAAATACATGTAGTCAAGGAACATAAGTCAAGTGCCTGTTCAACATTATAAACTATACCTGCATTAAAACCATTTTTTTTCATTTGTTCGATGAAATTTTTTTGCGCTTTTGATGGTTTACCGCCTGGCTTTTTTACTTCAATAAAGACGGTTTTCCCGTCTTTAAGTGCCATCAAATCAGAAAACCCAGGAGGTAAACCGGTATCAAAAAAACGTCCATCGGTAAGTTTTACCTTACCGACATTTGTCCTAAATGTTATCCACCCAATTTTTGATAATTCTAATCTAATTTGATTCTGCAAATCATGTTCAATCAATTTAATTTTCCTCACTTTCAGATTCTAATATTATTTGTTTTATACCAACAAAACAAAAGCAGACATCTTCATCAGAATTACATTCTACTCCATCACACAAATTACATATATTTTTTTCATTGTTAATTTCTTCAATAGAATTATAAACACTATCATTTTTTAATATTATTCTAAATTTCATAATTTAATTTTCCTCCAATTCTTTCAATTCTCTAATTGCATATTCGCGATTGATTAGATTATTTTTATATGCTTCCATTACACCTAATCTTGTCTCATCTCCATACAAATTCTGGCATCGAGATAGCATATAATCAAATAATATAATCATATTTTTTAGCCTTATTTTTTCTTTTAATATCCATATCTTTCTTATATTTGACATTTAATTCACCTCTTCTTATCTTAATTTTAAATTGTCATGACAAGGCAAATCCGAAATATGTTCATTCCAATTTGCCTCAAAACATATACTCTCTTTTTTACATAAAATAATATATGTTTGTGTGCTGGATCCTTTTGATATATCTTTTTGATATTTACAATCCCAGCATTTTAGTAATTTAGCATTTTCAGATTTATATTCTTTATTATTCATTAACTTATGGTGATTTTTATTCAACCACTCTGCATAATCTAAAATTTCATTTTTTGTACAATCTTCAGAAGATTGTATATTAACTATTTGTCTTTTGTTGTTTATTTTACACCATTCAATATATTCTAATATTTCCATTTAATTTCCCTCGCTTTTGACTTTATTGATTTTCGCGTAATAAGATTTACACAGCCTTATTACTTTTTCTGTAGTTTCTTTATCAAAATACCCTATATGAGTATCATTGATATTAATTTTTAGTTGTTCACTCAACCATTTATAGGCCATGGTTCGCGAATTACTAAACCCTTGTTTTTCCCTATGTTTCCATAGGGTGTCAAAATACAGATGGGCTGTAATTTTTAGTTTTCTTAACTCCTCATTTGCCAACCGTCCAAGTGGTTTTAATGTTTTCTTATGTGTCCCCACATAAGAATTACAATTTGGATAATTTTCACAGACATATACATATCCATAATCATCACGGTAAATTTCAAGTGATGACTTAAGGAGAGCCTTGCCACCACAATACGGACATCTTAACATTTATATCAACTCCATTTCTTCGTAATCATTACAAAATATATAATATTCATCGGCTTTAATACTTTCATTTTTAATAATATAATGATTTTCTTTTCCTACTAAATAAATCTCTCCTGTTAATTCTTCTTTCCAACAAGTATTTAAGCCGATAAAGGCAATACCAAAATATATTTTTATAGCTTCTTCTGTCATATGATTATAGATTCCGCCAATAAATAATAAATCTTCATCACTTTTTTTAATTTTTACTTTGTCGCCAACTTCAAACTTCTTTTTTAACTCATTTAACATTTATATTACCTCACTTTCATTAATTAAGTGCTTTTGGTGTGTCCACCAACCACGTTTGTAACCAGCGATTGATTGCCACCTTTTTAAGTCTTCTTCTTTTATTATAATTTCATTTTTTCTTTCCTGGACCTGATGAAATATTACACCAGGTTTATATTTTTTAAGTTCCACAAAATCTAAAATTTCTGATAATGTAGAAATTTTTTTAATATATCTAAACGGTTTTCTTGCTAAAATATCTTTTCTTTTTATTTCTTCAAGTTCTACATCTTCTACAGTTTTTTCTTGCCTTATCAACATTTTTGGGAATTCAAGGCCACAGTAAGGACAAACTTTTGTCCCTGGTTGTATGACCGCAAAGCAACGAGGACAAACCTTGATTTTGGTTTCTTTTTCCTTTTGTTGTTTACCTTTTAGGGTCCAAGCTCTTTCGTCATCAGGTAAGCCATGCTCGAAGCAATTACCTACGTGGTCAATTATTATAGCTAATTTATTTTCTTTATACCGCATTGAACGCATGCTTTGTTGTATGTACAAGCTTAATGATTTCGTAGGCCTTAAAAGTATTACACACTCACAATCGGGAACGTCAAAACCTTCGCCGAACAAATCAACATTACATAATACTTTTATTTCTCCATCTCTGAATTTTTGAATAGCATTTTTACGCTCTAATTTAGGCGTATTTCCGTCTAAATGTTTGGCAGGTATATTATTACTATTAAATTCATTTGCGGTCTCTATAGACGATTCTACACTGCTACAATACACTATAGTTTTTTTATCATTCGCAAGCTTAATATAATTTTTAATAGTCTCACCATATATTGTATTATTTTCCATTAATGTATTTGTTTCTTTTTTATTAAATTCACCAGCTTTTATATGTAAATTACTGGTATCGGCAAGTTTCACAGAAAATAATTTATATGGTGATAAATAATTATTTTCTATTAGCCATTTTATTTCTGGTCCTTTTATCATATAATGATATATATTACCTAAACCTTCGCCGTTTAATCTGATGGGGGTAGCTGTGAACCCCAGTAAAAAAGCTGTATTAAAATGCTCATATATTTTAGTATAGCTTTTTGCCAAACAATGATGATTTTCATCAGTAATTATTACTGATGGTGTTTTAATTTTATGCAAACGTCGAACTGCTGTTTGCACCATCAAAAGATCGATTAGTTTAAAATCAACCTGGAATGTTTTTAAAGTGTTATATATTTGTTCTATTAGTTCTTTTCTGTGAACAAGAAATAACACACGATTACCTTTATCTGTAGTATCTTTTATAATTTTTGCCAATATTACAGATTTTCCAGAGCCACATGGTGCTTGTATACATATTTTTTTATGTTGTAATAAGTTTTTTCTTGTTTCTATAATAATATTTTTTTGGTATTCTCTTAATTCCATATTTAATGTTCCTTTCAAAATTTTTCTTGACTATATATATATTATATTATATAATATGTACATAGTCAAGAAAAAAATAAAGGAGATTAAAAAAATGTTAACTAAAAAAATAGTAAAAAGAGGCGATTCACATTTTATTTTAATACCAAAAAATCTATTGGATATGATCGAATTAAAATTAGGTGATAAAGTAGAAATGATAATCGAAGGTAGAAAAATAATAATTAGTCCAATAGAAAAAGAAAAGGAAGTGTAAAATTATGAGAAGAGTATTAATTTATAATAAGAAAACAAAAGAAGTATTATATGAAGGATATTTAATACAATTTATAAATGATAAAGATGATTTTTATGCAC